CCCAGGAGGAAAGTCCCTCCAAACTTACGCCAGCTTAGGAGCTGGCGACCCAATCAACTTTATAAGAAAGGACAGCATCACGAGGGGTCACCCCTCCGTTATTCCATCCTAACCCATAAGTTGCGCAAGCTGATACCACACTGGGGTGAAAGTTATCGTAGGCTACTTTGCGTAACCTATGAGGCCGATAACACAGTATGTATCTGATCCCGGTTTCCTCACCGGGCCGTATACCAGATCCCAAAGAAAGCCAGAAGCCCGCATTTAGCGGGTCAGGCTTTCCGAAGTCTCTATACGGGTGGGTACGACGCACTTGCCAGGATTGCTCCCTATCGTGTATGACGATGTCGCCAAGCCCTTGCGGGCCACGACAACGACGTATATCGGTTGGGAGCTGATCCAAGCAATAAAACCAAGCGCGCTGAACCATAGCAAAGCCACAAGGCGATGCCAAGTTGGAACTAAGCGCACGAAGGCCATTAGCCGTCGTAATCCAATGTTGAGGTTCATACGGTTGTTCTCCGAGGAAGAAAGGCCTCACAGGTTGCCCTGCAAAAAAATCCCCCCCACAACTCTCTCTAAAGTCGCCGTCCGAAAACGACTTCTCTAGATTGAGCTCGAACCCGCAGAACCGTAAACATGCGGTTACCACCTTCACTCCGTCGTTAGGGACAATTATGTCATCCCCATAGACGTAGACATTTTTCGCGATTAATGGGTTGAACCCATCAGATCGTAAAGCTTCGACCGCAAGTGCGGCAAAAAGCAATGTCTCAAGTTCGAAGGTGAAACCGTTCCCCATGCTCGAGAATTTCTCGAGAATGACGCACTGACCATCCACATTTGTGGTAGGCGACCGCAGGCTTTCGAAGGCCTGTGTCCATCGGTGCGGTAAGCATAACCTTACCAGGTTAATACTTACGGAGTCGCTTGCATTGCTAAGGTCCAAAGTGGCCATGCTTCCATCGCTGGAAGCCTCACGCGCAATCTTGCGGTGAGTCTCTTGGCCATCTGTCAAGTCCAATCCTATGCGTTTGAGACGCTTTCGGACCTCGGAACCCAATCCGAGTTGAAAGAAGATGTTGATTGACGGTTCAGAGGCTATTGCCCTGAACTTCGTCGCATCTTTGGGAGCCACACTAAAGCGGTTACCCCTGGACATGACGGGACTTCGCGATCGGGCAGCGCAAGCACTGCCCCAGCGTGTCCTTGCCCAAGTTGGCAAGAAAACACGTGAATCGCGGGTAAAGCTGGGACGGGAAGACATTTTGTCGGGGATAGTAGTTAACTTACCCCTGTCGGAAAGAGTAGCTCCGGGTCCATGCCGACCCTCGATTTCTCGAGGAGGGCCAAACCCAATCCAATCTCGGACAGTTTTTCGCACGTTGCGGAAGAACCGCACAATACGTGGGTCTACGGACACATCACCGTCGAAACGGTGGAGGATGTGATTTACGTAGGGATCCAGTCGTCGATTGGATAAAAAGCAACTGTTCTCACCCTTCCACCAATTCTCGAGAGCCGCCTTGCGACGGTCAAAAGATGTTGGAAGGTCCTCACATTTCCGAAGAAAGGAGGTCGCAGCTGCAGACTTTGCGTAATCAGCAGCAGAACAGTAGTCTCTGGGATCACATCGCAAATTAGCGATAGTGTCCCACTGCTCGTATCTAACCAAGATCGCAACGGTTAGGGAACGAGCGTTTCCGAGACCCTCGAGTAATCTGAGGGCCAGCTCACTCACTTCATGTGAAACGAACCTTTTCATCTCTCTTCTCCATCCAGTACCAGAACTGAGCGCACCTCGGTTAAGAGGTCCGACAGGCACCGTTTTAGGGTGCGTAGCCAGTCTTCAGCCAGGCCTGGAATGTGGCGTGATCCGTCAGGTTGAACATCTGGGAGATACTCTCATCGATGTCCGCTTGCGGAACATTGAGAGGGATCGCCCCGGTGATCGTCCACGGGATTGCACCCACAAGAGAAGAGACGCCAGTCGTGGAGTCGGTAGCGTACGATCTGTACACATACTGGAGCATCACACGACGAGCTGTCCGCGGTCCATTGAACTTCGTCCCGAATCGGAATTCGGGTTTGAGGCCAATGTACGGCGCGGCGTGAGCGTCATATCTCCAGAGCGCTTGGCCGGTGTCGCCACCAGCGTTCGTCTTCTGGATATAGATCGCATCGGTCGTTCCATCGTTCTTTTTGACGGTGAGATCGGTCATGGCAGGATTGCCTTTCGTTGTGTTCAGGGGACATTTAACCCCTAACGGGACCTAAGAACTCCTGTAAAGGAGCAACGTCATTAGAGTGGAATTTTCCACCACTCCTTCCGGACGAACGGAACCTGTTGTGTTTCGGCTGCGTAATCGGTCCAGCGATAGATCCGCCTCTTTTTCAGAGAGGGGGTGGCCATATCAGCTGGGCGTTTCGGCAACTTCTGAACAAGCAGGGCCATGGCAGTAATGCCACGGACTAAGGAGAAGCCTTTAAAGGGCTTAACGTACGGAGTCGGTCTGTCAAGACCAACAGTCCGTCCGATGTAGTACGCCTCACCTGTTTGTGTGGTCGGTGGTACCGATGCAAACACATTTTTGTAGTCAACAGTGAGGTATTGAGTTGTAAATGGATTTGTCACGGAATAACCAAAGAGGTCACTCCAACAAGTCAAAGTCTGACTTATATTGACAAACCAATCGAGTACAAAGCTGTACGGGACCAACTCAAAAGCGATAGCAGCAGGGTTGAGCAAGCCGAGCTGATTCGCAAGTGCAATGTTGGGGTTTGAGACCTCCAACCAGGCAAGGTGTTGCACCTTGGCCCGCCATTTCCACTCTTGACCATAACCATAGGATCCAGGCGACGGTATCCAATGATCGGATGTCGTCGTGTATCCCGAGGCGCCTCTGCCTTTCACAAGGTGAGGCTTGATGGTTGAAGTGAGAACGGAAGCACTCGAATAGATGTCGCTTATCAAAGGCGACCACCCGAAATGGACCTCTAAGAAGTTGTTAGCCACTGTTCGGTCGCGAGACCAAATATCGGTTGACTTCTTTTTAGGGAGTTCCAAGACGTGACGAGCTTTCTCAAACTCGAATCGATTAAGGTGTTTCGCGAAGGCGGCGAGTTGGGTAACTCGTGCGACCATCATGCCAAGAGCTTGGCGACCTTCCGCGAGGGAGGTCCCTAGTTCAGCACTTTCGCCGATAGTCGAGACAAACTTGGCCCAGGACTTAGACTTCGCTTCAGCATAGGTGGCGGCTGGAAAGCCGTTCATCATTGCATTAACGAGGCCAGAAGCCGATTGGTTCAAGGATGCCCCTTCCTTATCGACCCACCCCTCGCGCTTTTCATAGGCGAGAGAGAGATCGAAAGGTTTCTTCTGTCTGAACCACCTACGATAACGGAACCACCGATCCAATCCTCCCGGGTTGGGAGGAGCGAAAAGGATGTAATCCGATGTCACAAACGGTCCAGTGACTGGGGCTACCATAAAGACTCCTTTTGGGAGAGAAGGGTAACCGCAGCACAGAGGATTGCCCGCGCAGCCTATTGATTAACCCATCACTAGGTTGTTGCTACGCAGGGATAGCTACTCAAGCTATCAGTCTTAATGCTTCGTGAGAAGCGGTAGACTCTTTGAGACATGTCGCGATGATCACAGGGATCAGGCGACAAGGGAGATTGTAAAACGCGAACCCGTAGCCCGAGAATCGTGTCAAAACGATAAACGGCTAGCAGTTTTGGATCCTCAGTTGCGGCTACATGCCGCTGAGGGGACCTAGCTGTTACTAGGGGAACGCATCAGGAGACCAAGATCCAACTTGGCACATCCAACAGCTGATATCAGACCTTCATTCTCAAAAAGGTAAGCTGTTTACAAATGACTAGTGGAGAATTGTATTCCCGGGTCGGGAATACAACACGAGTCAAGAAAGAGTTGATAAAACTCTCACAGAGATCCCCCGCAAAGGGGGG